GTCATGAAGGGCACCCCTTCTGTTTTTTTGTGAAATCGGCAAAAAGTTCCCTATTAATAGAAGATCTTACCTATGGCTCGGCAAAAATTACCTAGCAAAAAAGAACTCACACTTGGGGAGGTGGCAGAAAAATATCAGGTAAGCGACGCCGCCACTTTTGCTTGGAAAAAGCAGATGCGAGCGGCAGGGCTTCCGTGGACATGGGAAGGCATCGAAAAGTTTAAGGACATCAAGCGTGCGCAGCCGGTGGGGGAACTGGCCGACATCAAAAAGCAGAAGCTCCAGAAAGAGGTGGAGCGATTAGACATCAAGATCCAGCGAGAACGCGCGGAACTGGTACTGGCCGCCGAGGTGCAGGAGGCATTCACGCGCATTCTTTCCATCTGGTGCAGCGAGATAGACGCACTGGTGAATGACCTCCCGGGGCAGATTGGCGGTTTATCTGAAACCGATATGCTGCCAAAGCTCAAAAGCCGAGGCGAGATGCTTAAGCGCAACGCAGGCCAAGCCATTTCCATGCTGCCATGACGCCCGACTGTATTAAGGCCGGTGCTGCTGCCGGGATTCAGTTGGCATTTGATGGTGATCCTCTGGACTGGCTCGAGCGGCATGTCAGATTCCCACACTCGAGCCGCTCAACACATTTTGACCGGCAGGTTGCTCCATGGTGGAACGCCGTCATCAACGATTTTGCAGACCCGACGTGCCGCCAGACTTTCGTCCAGGCATGTACCGGCGCAGGCAAATCAACCGCACTGGAGGCGTTGACCTGCTGGGCAGTGGCGCAACAGCCAGGGCCCATGCTTAGTATTACACAGACCGACGCCACTTCCGCGGAGTGGATGGCGACAAGGCTTATGCCGGTGCTCAACGCCTGCGAACCGCTCAAGGGGCTGATGCCACGCAACCGGCACCACACTAAAAAGGATGGCATCTACTTTGCCCACATGGCACTCATGCTCGGGGGCGCTAACAGCAGCAATGCGCAGGAAAAAAGCGTGCAGACACTGTTTCTCGACGAATGCTGGCAATACTCAGACTTGATCGGGCAGTTTAAAAAGCGAATGCACGACCGCTGGAACCGGTATTGCCTGCTAGTCAGCCAGTCCTACGAGGAGCCGCACGCATTAACAGAGGAGTGGCGATCCGGCGAGGAATTCCAGTGGTGCCATCAGTGTCCTGGGTGCGAGCAATGGGTAAAGCCTGACTGGATAAACATCAAATACGACGAGGCCAAAAACGAAAAGGGCGAATGGAGTTGGGGCGAGCTTGTCAAAAGCGTCCGTCATGAGTGCCCGCACTGCCAACATCAGACGCCCGACACCGTGGCAGCCAGGCGAACGTTGACGCAGCGCAGTCAGTGGATCTCTGAAGGTAATGACCACGTGGAGGGCCACCGCAGCCGGAGAGTCTCAGCGCAGTCTGTCTGGTGGATCCGGTGGGCAGATTTGGTAATCCAGTGGGTACAGGCTAACGACGCCAAACACCTTGGAGTGTACCAGGGCATCAAAGATTTCAGGATGCAACGGTTGGCGCAGCCTTGGGCACTTGAAGCAGAAATGCCAGCGCTCGAACTTGAGGCGTCAGAGTATTTCGTCAATGAGTGGCAGGATGGACGGCCACTAGAGGACGAGGCGGCCAGAGTAATGGCAATTGATGTCCAGCAGGATCACTACTGGGTGGTAGTCCGATGCTGGCTTAAAAATGGGTACAGCAAACTACTCTGGGCGGGCAAGGTATTGACGTTGGACCAACTTCGCGAAATTCAGACGCGCCTAAAGATCCCCGACAAGCGCACTATGATGGACGCAGGCAACAGCTTTCATGGAAAAGTCTACGATCAATGCGCAAAATACGGATGGACCGCATTAATCGGACGAGCGGAAGACTACTTTACGGTCCGAGGCACCGATAACAAGCCGGTGAAACGCTACTACTCCGCACCGGACCACGTTGTTGCGCCGACAGTGAGACTGGCACCGACAGCACAGTTTCCGCAGGGCCGCCGAGCACAGGTGCTGTTCTTTCACTGGGCATCGGATCCCATCAAAGACATCCTCGCCAATCTGCGCAACACTGGCTCCCCGGTGTGGGAGTTCCCGCAGGACGCCCCGCCGGAATATGTGCGCCACATGAATTCCGAGCGCAAACGCGCCACCGTGGACAAACGGACTAAGCGCACCAGGCTGCGGTGGACGTTCACCGGCAGGCCAAACCATCTGTGGGATTGCGAGGCAATGCAGGTGCTGACGGCGCAGATATTGGGGATCCTGCCGGACATGGCACAGGAGGCACCGCAGGAAACAGTTGACGAGACGCCGGTGGAGGCGTAGGTTGCCCACGAAGGTCTTCTAGTTCTTCACCGAACCCTCTAAGGAGCGCTCTCTGCGCTTTTTAGGGCCGCGCCGCTTCTGGTAATCATCCGCCAGATGCGGCGCTTTACTTTACAGAGAGACCCTTAGTATGGTCCCGAATTACAAGACACTGCTTCGCGTATTTTTGACGCGCGACATTGCAGAGTTGGAAATGATCCGAGATTCTAAATTTGACATGACACTCTCTGGGAGGTCTAACTTAGTGTCCTCCAGCATTGACGGGGCCGCATTCCAATTTGTTGTTGGCGGCACTCTGACCCCCATTGACGTGGTGATGCTCGCGCAGACCGCCATTGACTATAAACGCGCAGGCATCAATGCGCCACAACGCGCCACCCAGGCATTTTTTCTATGAGTCTGCTCGATAGAGTTAAGCGGCTTTTTAGTTCCGATAGAACTCCAAAAGTGCAAGGCACTTACGACGGTTACCGTCGTCAACGTCTCATAGAGGGCGGCGTTTATGCGCAGCCTTTCTGGCAAAACCACACGCTGAGCATTTCCAAAGAACTGAATGTTTCTGAGTGGAGAACTCTGAACAGCGCAGCCCGGAAGCTTTACTGGAACACCGGCGTAGTCAATGCCGCCATTGACCAAAAGTCTATGCTCTCGGTGGGCGCCGCAATGCGTCCAGTGTTCATGGGCGGCAAGGGCAATGAGGCCGCAAGGGCATGGGGCAAAGAGGCAGAGGCAATGCTTTTAGACTGGTTCCAGATCTGCTACGTTGACGGCAAAAATTGGTGGGAGGGGCTGAGACTCGAGAGCACAGCCATCGACCGCGAAGGCGACATGCTCACCGTTTTGACGACGGCGGCCAGTGGCTATCCGCAACTACAGCAGGTGCCATGGCACCAGGTGGGCAGCCGCGAGGAGACAGAGTACGTCCGCGAGGGCCGGTACAAAGGCACGCGCATTTACAATGGAGTCATTCTCAACGGAGCCAACCGTGCAGTGGCTTACAGAGTGCTCGGGGCCGCTGCAGATGGCTCAGAAGACAAAGACATCCCGGCGCAGAGCGCAATGCTTACCATGGATCCCCGCGAAGTGGACCAGATCCGAGGCATCTCCGCGTTTGCACCAGCAATCCGCGATCTTCTGGCGTTCAAGGATCTGGGTGATGACATCCAAGCCGCTTCAAGGATGGCGGCCAAGATTGGGCTTTTGGTGACTAACCAAGAGGGGCTAGCACAGCCTAACGACGCGCTTTATGCGCTATCAGATACTGTCCCGCAAAACTGCCCGCCCGGACTGCGCATCACTCCCATGCAGGGGGGGCGTATTGAATACATGCAGGCAGGTGCAGGTGAAAGCATCACGCAGTTGGAGGCATCAATTCCGACAGAGGCGCAGGACCGCCTGCAAGAGCGCTTAATCCGCAACGCTCTTTTGGCCGCGCAGTGGCCGCCAGAGTTTGGATGGGACATGTCTAAACTCGGGGGCGCATCTGCACGCATCATTCTGGAGCAGGTCAACCGCGTGACTTCAGAACGCCATGCCTATCTTTCAGGATTTTGTAAACGCCGGTGCGCGTATGCCGTCGCCAAGTTTATTGAGCTGGGAATGCTGCGGCCATACCCAGGACCAGACGCCGCCCGAGGTGGTGCCTATCAATTTAGATTTACGGAGACTCCGCGACTCACTGCGGACAGCGGCTACGCAAACCGCGACGCAATCGAAGCCTATCGCGCCGGTATGCGTAGCATGACAGACATTCTGGCGAGTGGATCCAAAACACTGGAAGAGCATTTGGACGAGGTGGAAAACGAAGAACTGGAGATCCAAAAGCGCGCCAAGCGCTCTGGACTCACTCGAGACGTTTTTGGGATTCTGACTCCCAACGGAAACCCGCAACTTACCACTCCCAATGAAATTTAAACGCATCCTCGAGGCCGTCTACGCGAAGCCCTGGAACATCACGCCGGGAGGCTACGACGCCGTCAAACGCCTTGTCGATAACCGACTCAACGGCAACGGCGGGATGGAAGACATGATGGAGATGACCTCTGGCCGTGAGGAGATGGAGATCGACGGCCAAGGGATTGCACACATTGACGTTTGCGGCACGCTGGTGCGTTACGCAACACCGCTTGAGGCCTGCTGTGGTGCATACTCTTACGAATGGCTGGAGGAAGACATTGAGTCTGCCATCGAAGCTGGATGCCGGGGCGTGATGATCGAGTTCGACAGTCCCGGCGGATCCTGTGAAGGCAATGCCGAGTGTGCCGACATTGTCCAGGACTTGGCAAAGAGCGTGCCGGTGATGGCTTACTCAGATTCTCAGTGTTGCTCGGCAGCTTACAATCTGGCGTCTTCGTGCTCGATGATTTATGGCTCCATCGGATCTGTTTGGGGCTCAATTTCCACAATCATTCCTTGGGTCGACGAGTCCGCTATGTGGACCGCTGAGGGCATGAAGTGGGATCCAGTCACCAACGCCGAGGGGATCCTTAAAGGCGCAGGCATGGGACCATCGCTGACCCCGGCACAGCGTGCTAGTCTCCAGCAGATCGTCCAGGACAGCTTTGAGCTTTTTAAGGCTAACGTGACGCGCAACCGAGCAGTGCCGGATGAAGCCATGACTGGAGCCGCTTACGTTGCGCCGCGCGCCATCGGCTACAAATTAATTGATAAAATAGCAACGGAAAAGATTGCATATGAAAAGCTGGTGAGTATGCTGCGCTAGTCTGTTGTTCATTCGTGCTTGTTTCGCGCCCGGTGGGTATCCCCTGCCGGGCGTTTTTCTTTACGCGGTGGACATAGGTATGGATCTACCATCCAACCTACACGATGCGCTGACAGCGCTTCAGGCCGCCCGCGCAGACGTGGCAGCTCTGGAATCCTTAACCGCTGAACACGCACTCGTCGTGGAGGCACTCTCTGCACAAAAGGCAAAAGTCTCTGAACTTTGCGAGGCCATCACAAAGGCCGACGCAGACCGTTTGGCACTCGCACAGGAACTGGACGCACTCAGGGCAACGCAGACAGACGCAGCCGCAAAGGCTAACGTCATCGTTGCATCTTTGGGCGTGGAGCCGGTGGCGATCCAGTCTGAGCAGGCAACCGTTGTAAAATCTTCAACGGAACTTTGGGCTGAGTTCCATAGCCTTTCATTTCAAGACCGTCCTGCTTTTTACCAAAAGCACAAAGCAACTCTAAACAAATAACCAACCTCTAAAGAAAGAACCTATTTATGTCCAACACGATAAGCGGTGTAAACCTCAACGCGGTTGCAATGGAATCGTTGCCTGCGCTTCAAAATATCTTCGCTCCATTGGCGGCCATCAGCACAAATTTCTCTTCTGACATTTCTGCTTCTGGCGCTTCTGTTACGACTCGTTATCCTGTCAAACCAACTGCGGTTGACCTCTCTAATGGGTATGGACCGCAAGGAGTTGAGACTGTGGCAAAGACCATTACGCTCACGAGCTTCCAAGGGTTCCCTTATGGGTTCAACGATTTGGAGCGTTCCAAGTCTGCCATCGACCTGAACCAGCTTTTCGTTGAGCCCGCTTTGCAGGCCACCGGCGCAAAAGTGTTTGGTGATCTGTGGAATCTCGTGACGTCCAGCAACTTCAACAGCGTCGGCATCAACGCTGGAAACTTTGATCGCAATGATCTTGCCGACCTGCGCGCACAGCTCAATCTTGCTGGCGCTCCTCAGCAAGGCCGTGCGGTGGTGCTAAATCCAACGTATTTCGCCAGTTTGGTAAAGTCGTTGAACAGCGCTGAATTCCCTGGCTTCATCCGTGAAAAAACGGAAGGCTTCATTCCCCGCGTTGCCGGGTTTGACGTGTACGAGTCTGACCTTGCAGACGCCAACGGCCAAGGCTTGGGTGGGTTTGCTTTCCACAAATCCGCGTTGCTGATGGCAGCCCGCCGCGTTGACGCTTCTGGAGCCGCTGAAACTGGCACCGAAGTGGCTGACGTTGTTATCCCTGGACTCAATCTTCCGGTCCAATATCGGAGGTGGTATTCCAACGAATATGGGAGCCTCAATTATGTTTTTGGTGTATTATATGGAGTGCTCGCGGGGCGCACCGAAATGGGCATCCGTATTGTCGCTGAGTAATTAATCGCAATCGGAGCGGGTGGCTGCAATGGCTGCCCGCTCCTTTGCACATCTATTATATGCCAAAACCGCTTACAGTAATCATTCAGAATCAGGCAATTGTCGCTACGTTTACGGACTACGACATGGCAGTAAAAGAGTTCCGCGCAATGTCGCCGGACTCTGGCGAACTTAGCCTGCACATCCTCAACCGCCCGGATCGCCAAAAGGGCAAGCCGCTTGTTGTCAAAGACGTGCAACCAGCACCGCAACCGGCACCGAAACGCAACCGTGAACGGCTAATTTAATGTCTGACTGGCGCGACATAACCAACGCAGCAATGGGTGACGCTCTCGGCTACATGCAGGCCGACAGCGTAACTTATGAGGGCGTGACTGTCGATTGCGTGGCAAACGAGAAGACATCGGACCTTTTGGCTATGGGTGGCTACGAACAGCACTTTGCAGGCTTTGTCCGAGTACGTAGAGAAGGCTTTCCCGAGCCGGTAAAAGGCGTGCGCATTACCGTCAATGGCACCGAGCGGCGCATCACGTCGTGGGATGAGGATCCGATCTCTTGGAAGATTTACTTGGAGGACATCTCAAGATGATTGACGGCATCTTGGCGCAGTCCATCGCAACCGCTATTAGTAGCGCATTTCCTAACGTGTACATTGGGACACCGCAGGACAATGACAGCATCGCGATGCCTGCGATTTTAATGCAATTGCGGTCTGATTTTGTAGTGGGATCAACACTTGAGCGCGGCACGCTTACACTCAATGTTTGCTCTCAAGCTGACGACACGACGCCAGCAGAACATGCTCAATTTTGCTTAGGTGTCGCCACCTTTATGAGGACGCTTTCCATCACGTCTGACGTTGTGCAGTTGGATGGGCTGGTGACGGCCAGCGCTGACGAGCAGCACGCCGAGCGCCACTGGCAAACGCCTCTCGTTTACACAATTGGATTCTCACCAAAATCTTAAAATATTATGCCAACATTTGGAGCAGCAACTTTGGGAGGCACAGCGCCCTCGGGATATCTTCAAGAATCCTCAAAAGAGGTCACAGTGGAACTTGCAACTATTCGCGGCGCAACTGGCCCAATTGCAGAGGCTTCCGTTAAACCGCGATCAATCACAACGACAATCTGCAAATCCAAAGGAGACGCCACGCTTGTTGCTGTTCATGGCATTGGAGCTTTCACTAGCGCTGTCACATCCGCAAAGGTTTCTCAAACTAACGACGACTATTCCACATCTGAGGCAACACTAACCACATACGCCTAATTATGAGCACATTTGGAGTCACTTTTATTTCTGGTGGCGGGTACGTTGAATCTGTTGATGTGGAAAAAAAGGCTGAGACTAAACAGCTTTTGACATCAGACGGCCATCATGGCCAGGCGTATTCTTTCGACACCATTTTTACGTTTAGCGCTCGAGGGAAGGGAGACAACCCCTACACGGCAGGCGCTGGTGATGCGGGTCTACCCGTAACTGGTGCCTCGTTTATTACGTCCTCAAAGACGACTACAAAAAACGACGACTGGCAGGGATGGGAAATCTCTGGAACAGCTTACGCGCACGCCTAACCGGCGCACCAAATTCTTCTAATATATGGACCAAGGAAAAGCATACACATGGCTCGTAGATGACAAAGATCCCGCTAAAAGCGGAAACACGGATCTCGTCATGGCATGGCACACAATGGGCGGCAAACTCGCCCCAAGACCTTTTGAAAAGGTTGAGGAAGATGGCAAACCGCGCATAACTTGGGTTGTTGAAGCATCGACGCCAGCCGACATAAACGGTGACAGCGTTAAATTTGAGGAGTTCAAAAAGCGCTGGGAGGATCTTGAGTGGTGCAAAGCTAACGATTGGCACCCAATTGCCATCATGCGCGCGTTCCGAGACAACTGTCGAGACGGCAAACGGTGGGCGCGGGAGCAGGCTACCGGGATCTGTAAAACCAAAGGCAACTCTCGAATCGTTGTTTATCCGCACTCGCCTACGTGGCTTAAGGAAGAATTTGCCCGCTTTATATGAACCCATTCTTACTTGCCAGTGAAAAAGTGGGCGGCATTAAAGTAAGGCCGTTTAGCATCACCACTCAGCTTGCTATTGACGCGCTTTCTGAGTGCAAATTCAACCGCGCAGAGCAGGCCGCATCTTTGCTATGGATGCAGATGCGGCCACCGGCAGAAGTTAAACAGGCCATCACTGACGGCACGATTGAAGCTCTGGTGAGAGAGATGGCCGAGCAGATGCCACTGGCCTATTTAAAGCCAATCGAAGACTGGGCCGAGCGGCAAAACCAGATGATCATTGAAGGCCGCGTAGATATTATTCCGCGCGACTCCTCGGGAGGGTCCGAGCCGGGAAACTAGATGGGCCGGAGTGGTGCGAAAGTTTCGTAATCACCCTGGCCCGAGAGACTGGATGGACTGAGGAATTTTTGATGCAAGCCCCACTAGCCAAACTGATGCGGTATTACCACGCGGCGTTGTGGGTCAACGGCGCGTGGACTCGCAAGGCCGCGTCTAAAGACAAGGTGGCAAACGTGGAAGAGATGCTAGCAAACTTCAAACCAAGCTTTGAGGAGGAAGACGATGGCGAAGTTTATTAGCACCAACATCCAAGGTTTGGAGACTTTTGCAGATTACCTGAATGCGATCTATCTGACCGGCAAACGCTCGATGAAAGAACAGGCATACACACATTTTGGGGGCGTGGTGCGGAATATGTACGCCATCACCTTCCCCATGGGCGGCAAAAACCGAAGTGGATCTTTTAAGTTCAACAAAAATGGCGAACGCACCGGATCTGTTGATTTTGCTGGTGGCAAAAAAGCCGGACAAATTGTCATCGCTCGAGATGTCAACAATGCTTTTATGACGCCAAAAGAAGCCGCGGTCATGCTTTCTGGCGAGCGCATGAGGGCATTTCAAGAGGTTTTTAAAAAGTACCGCAACGAATCACCAGAAGCCGCTTTCGTTTGGTATCTTGGAACGCGCAATAAGTTTAAGCATCCAAAGCCAGTCAGAAGGCCAGTGACGGGCCGAAATAAGGCTTTCGTTTACAAAAAGCTTACAGAGAGACAGGGGACAGTAGCAGCGGGGTGGAACAAGGCAGGCGCATATTTTGGCATCACCGTACCATCTTGGATTTCAAAATGGGGATCCGCTAACAGCAGTTTGACAGTGCAGGAAAGTGAAAACACTTACAAATTTGTTGCAGTCTGCAGCACGTCGCATCCAAACGCGGCAGAGCTACAAGCAGACGCTGACAAGGCCATGAACATGCAAAAAGGCAACATGAAGCGCATTCTGTTGAACCTTTTAAAGCAACAAAATAAACGCGGAGGATTTGTCTCAAAATGAGCGACGTAACATTATCTCTGGGCGTCGATGCCTCCCAAATGGAGTCAGGCCTTGGAAGGGCCAAAAGCGCGCTAAAGGGACTGGAATCGCAGGCCAATCAAAAGGGCATCTTTGAACGTATTAACAACGACGTCAAAAATCTTGGCGGCACATTTTCAACGCTCAAAGATCAGTTAGCTGGTGGCAACATTGTGGGTGCACTAGCTACAGTCTCAAGGGCCGGAGTCGGGATGGGATCGTTAGCGCCGCTTTTAGGAGGCGTGGCAATAGCCATGGCTGGGGTAGCAGTGGTGGCTAGAGGCATGTGGACGGCGATGTCCAGGGCTAAGGAGATGCGCAACACCGCAGAGCAGTCCGGGCTGTTGGTAACAGAGTTGATGCCACTTCAAAAAATCTTTGGTCAAGTGGGGCTTGAGGCAGAGCAAATCCCGGTGGTGATGACTCAATTGCGTGCATCGCTTGAGACTCTTGGGGATCCAGCATCTAAGGCATCCAAGGCCTTTGAAAAGATCGGACTTAATGCCGAGTCATTTAAGGGCAAGTCGTACTACGAAGCATTAAAGCTGATTGGCGGTGCTCTTGGCAGCGCTAAAGATAAAACCGACGCTCTAAACGCCGCAACAGAGGCCTTTGGTGCGAAAAAAGGCGTAAAGGTAGGGCAAGCATTAGCGGGGGCTGATTTTGGCAAAATGGAGGCATCTACGCCTGAATCTGCTAAAATCATTCAAGAGCAGGGTGAGATGTTTCAAAAATTTCAGATTGCCATTCAGAATCTCAAACCATCTTTGGATGGTTTATTTTTGGGAATGGCATCTGAAATAATCCCGGCGCTGATGGATGCCGCTGCAAAAATTGAAAAGTTAGACTTGGTTGGCATGGGTAAAAGCTTTGGAAAAAGCATTTCTGAGGGACTGACAAAAGCGCTTGAGCTCAAAGAACGATTGGCATTTGTAATGGCAACACCTGCAGAACGGAAAGAAATGCAGGCTCAAAAGCTTAAAGAATACGAGGAAGAACGAAAAAGACAGCTTATTCCAGGTTATGCAGAAGCGCAAAAAGCTGCTGAACCTCAGCTTCACAATTATCCGATGCCGTCGGAAGGACCACAGGCGGCCAGAGGCGCAACTGTCAGCACTGGCGAAGCTAAAGCCCTTAAAATTGAACGTCCTGAATCCTTGATGTCTAGCATTGCCAAAATGGGCGGCGGTGCATCGGGCATGGGCGTAGAGAGTCTTAATGTGCAACGCGAGCAGCTTAGTGTGATGCAGCAGATGCTGGCAGCTCTTAGGGCATCAACAAACACTCAAGGGAGAGCGTCAATGATAGACATTTACGGAAACTCTGACATTGCCGTCACCGCTTAATTTATGGACGCCATTCAAACCAAGATTGAAGAGTCAAGGGACATTCAAAAGATTCTGTTGCAGACAATTACGCAGCAGAGTATTGCTGATATTGAGCCAAACGAAAATGCTCGAAGCTATCGAAAAGAGCAGGTAGACGGCGTCTACACAATGGTTGAAGAGTTTTTGCTCGACCAGGGTGCGCCGCAATATTCCGTGGATGGCTCGGTGAGCAGTGAGCCGCTCGAAAGTCACAAGCTTTTTAAAGATGTGGGAGCCGCTACAAAAGCAAACTGGGCAACATGGAAACGCAATCCAAGCGCGGACTCACTAGCAAAAGCCAACTCTGCGTCTGTTGGACCATTTTGGACTCCGCAAACGGATGGCATTTTGGATGAGTATTTTGCAATCTTTTGGGTGCTTTATTCGGCAGGGATTGAAAGTTACTACGCACCCCGAATCACGATACGCATGACCCTTTTGATGGGCGATCCTCCTAACATGACAAGTCTTGGCACCATTGATACAAATGGATGGCCGGGAGCTGGCCTTTCTTTGCCGCCGGGAATGAACTTCATTCTTTCGAGCTGCCATGCACAGCAAGAGGGGGATCAGTGGCGGACGACTTATGAATATTTAGGCAGCAACCCAGCCTCTGGTGAAGGCTGGAATGGGCCAATTTACGCAGGAGGCTAAAATGTTTTTGCGCTATTTCCAACGCGGCGAACCTATCAGCGCGGATAAACTCAATGACATTGTCAATGCTGTCAGGGCCAATGAAGTTACCCCAGGAGATGGCTATACTGTTTCAAAAACTCCCGTTGGCACTTCGTTAAACATTGCTTCCGGAAGTAGCGGAGGAGGGAGCGGAGGTGGAAATGCGATATCAATTCAAGGACGGCTTGTTCTTAATATTCCACCACTGCCAAAAATGTCTTTGCTTTGGAATAAAGCACAAGATGCTTGGGAGCCTGGATATGCGGCGGATTGTGCGTTTCGCGTTACAAATGCCAGCATTACTGGGGTCTCACAGGTGGAAGTAGAACACCACACCGTTAACACACCCTCCGCGAGATGGCCAGTTGGCATGGGTCCGGGACAAGGTCCGTTTTATATTCCTATCACGGAAAACGTATACATATATGTGCGAATTGCGTTTGTGGCAAACGACGTAATTGTATCCAACGCTGCAGATGCAGTCACGGTAGTTAGCAGGGCGGATTTGACGCCTAACACGGTGAACGAGGAGTATATATTACTGGCAGTTGTGACGTATTTGGATGGTGTGATCACTGCGATCACAAACAATTGTGCAAGCGCAACTGCCAACCCATGCACCCTTCGTTGGTCGTAATTAAGCCATGAATTGCAAGGAGTTTGAGCATTCGTTGACTGACAGGGTAAACTTCAAAGTTCACATTTCGTTTTACAATTTTCCCGACTACGCTGGGGACATAATTTTAAAAACACCAAATAGGACCAGACGTGTAAAAACCTGCACTGCTACTGCTGGCCCACGGTTTTCAAATGCCTTTTGCGGCAGATGGGAATTGTGGTTTGGATATTATCCAACCACATTTTTGGACACTTCTGGAGTAACTCCAACTTTGGATGCGGATCAGATTGAATGGCCTGCGCAGCAAAATTTTAAACCGTGGGATGAAACTGATCCATTTTACACGCGAGCATTGGAAGTATGGGATGCCACGCCGATTGCAAACAAGGTGTTCAGCTTTTTTATCAACTTACCAGAATATGCCACGGTTTTCATCGTCGAATTTGAACAAGCACGCGACGGGGCAACTGGAACCATCACTGTGGTGGGCATTGATCCTCCGGTAAACGTGGGTGACGCAGTGTTAACCATCGAGAAAAAATGAGCATACCGCCATGGCTGCTAAACAAGCGGCACAAGACTTGCCAAAACTGCGAGATCGTCAAAACATGTTGCGACAAAGAAACCTTGCTCAATGCGGTGCCATTTTGTAGTCTAGGAAAACTCCACAGCGCGGATGACGAAATCCGCTGGCGGCAGGCATGGCCGGAGGGCGTGGATGCGGTAAGCGGCTGTTGCGACTCTGCTTTACATGGACCCCATTAGTATGGTCCCTGCTTCGTTTTCCAACACAATCACCCGAGGAGGGGACTGGACATGGGGCTTTCAGATTCGCGAGCAAGGGCCATGCAGCGCTCTGGCAGACCTGACCCTTTGGACGTTTACAAGCACCCTCACGACCGCTGCAGGCGCGGCATTGACAACTCCAAGCTTTTTGCTACACACGCCAGAGTGCCCAGTCTTTAGCTTGACGCACACACAGACAGCAGCACTGGCGCGGCAGACTGGTGCCATTTTAACCATTCACGCCGTCCGCCCGGATGGCTTTGACTTTGTCTTGGCGCGCGGGCGCGTAACCATCAATTGATATGAGTTGTGACTCCAACTGCGGGACTTTGGTAATTGAGCTTTTGACCGGCGTGCCGGGGATCCCCGGACAATCTACAATGCCTGGACCGCAAGGGCCGCAAGGCGATCAAGGGCCAATTGGGCCACAGGGACCGCAAGGCATTCAGGGGCCGACTGGCAACACCGGCGCGCAAGGCGTTAAGGGCGACACTGGCGAGCAGGGCATTCAGGGAATCCAGGGCATTCAGGGGGTCAAAGGCGATACCGGCGCGACTGGATCCAAGGGAGATCAAGGCATCCAAGGTATCAAGGGCGACACCGGCAGTCAGGGCGCAAAGGGCGACACGGGAGCCAAAGGCGACACTGGTGCTCAGGGTATCCGAGGCATTCAAGGAGAGCAGGGAATTCAAGGCATCCAAGGCCTTAAAGGCGATACTGGGGCCAAGGGAGATACCGGAGCGCAAGGGATCCAAGGGATCCAAGGGGAACAGGGTATTCAAGGCATTAAAGGCGACACAGGATCGCAGGGGCCAAAGGGCGATACTGGCGCAACTGGTGACAAATATGCTGCTGCCTCGAGCACCACTTTAACTTTGGCAATAGGCGCAAAAACATTGACTCTAGCGCCTCTCGGGCTGGCCTATACGCTGTCACAGCCGGTGATTATTGCAGCCACGGGGGGCACAATGACAGGCACCGTCACTAGCTATTCCCCGACGACTGGGGTAATGGTGGCGCAGATCACCAGTTTCACAGGCAGCGGATCCGCGAGTGATTGGACGGTTAATCTGTCTGGAGTCGCTGGCGTACAGGGGCCACAGGGGCCACAGGGTGAGCAAGGGCTAAAAGGCGATACCGGCGCGACTGGCGCGCAAGGCGTTAAAGGCGATACAGGAGCACAGGGAGCCAAAGGTGATAAAGGCGATACCGGCGACCAGGGAATTCAAGGAATTCAAGGCATTCAAGGCGTCAAAGGGGATACGGGCGCACAAGGCGCAAAAGGAGACACTGGCAACACTGGCGCAACCGGGCAGGGACTTACAAACAAAGGCGCGTGGAACTCCGTAGACACTTTTGCTGCCTACGACATTGTGACCTTTGGCGGCAGCTCTTATGTAGCGTTGCAGGCAGTGCCCGCAAACACTCCCACATCAAACACTAGTTACTGGCAGTTGATGGCATCAAAGGGTGACACCGGTGCACAAGGAGTCAAAGGTGATACCGGATCCACTGGGGCCAAAGGGGACCAAGGAATTCAGGGCATCCAGGGCGAGCAAGGAAACCAAGGCATCCAAGGCATTCAAGGGATTCAGGGCGTCAAAGGCGACCAAGGCAACGTGGGACCGCAAGGCCCAGAGGGCACCGTCACCACCGTGGCAGGCAGCAGCGTAAGCGCATTCACTGGGGACGGGTCTGCAACGGTATTTGCTACGCTCGACGGCTACAACGGCACGGACGCAGGCGGGTACCTTGTCAGCGTTGGCGGCATTGACCAGCGCCCGACTACCGACTGGACAATCTCGAGCGCCAACAGCGGCACAATCACGTTTGCCAGCGCACCACCTAATGGCGCGCCGATTGTCGTTCGCGCGTTTGTGGGCACCGGCACAACCAACGGAAACGCGACGTTGTTACAAGGCCGCGCATTGGCGGATACTGCGCCGACAAATGGGCAAGCAGTGGTCTGGGATTCGGCAAACTCAACGTGGAAACCCGGCACCGTCTCTGGCGGCGGGAGCGACATTGGAGGCCGTGCGTGGGACTCTGCTGCGACATATTCCGAGGGAGATTTGGTGGCAACGTCTCAGCGGGAGGCATGGATCTGCATCCAAAATGACAACACAAACCACGACCCAACCGAGGCCGAAAGCACATGGTGGGCACCACTGCCCGCTGATGCTGTAAGTTTGCAACTGAGGCCGGTAGCAACAACTGCACCAACAAATGGACAAGGATTGGTGTGGGACTCGACAGCAGCAACTTGGGGGCCAAAAAATGTACTACTTAACATAGCCACAGGGTACAGAGCTCTTGCAGTTGGATCTGCAACTACAAGCATTGATTCAGTTTTGCTCGGGTACTTAAATAGTTGTGAAAACAGTGGTGTTTCGATTGGAATAGCCACAACAGCATCTGAATATGCGGTTGCAATTGGAAATCATTCATCTGCCGGAATTGGTTCTGTTGCAATTAATAGTCCATATGTTAGCGGAGGAAATTCGCTAGGAATTTTAACAGGCACAACAAACGTTGGTAATCAAGAAATCAGAATTGGAACTCCAAATATCCATTTTGACGTTTTCTTGGGCGCCTATGACATAAAGTCGATGAGTGCAAACCTTGGAAACGCCATAAACAAAATCAACGAAATCATCACTTGGGCTAACTCCACCGGCGCTAGTATTGCTCCTCTCTAATTTTATGCCACTCAACAAACCCACAGGCGACATGCTTAACGCAGCGGGATCCGCAACCCCGCAGGGACTCGGCACCGCAGCCGCAGGCACGTCCGTAGCCTACTCTCGCGAGGATCACGTGCACGCTTTACCAACGCTGTCTGGAGACGTGACAAACACGGGCACAGCGGTGACGGTTGCTAAGATCCAAGGCTCGCCAGTGTCTGCCAGTGCGCCAGGCAGTGGACAGGTGCTGACGTGGGACGGTACGCAGTGGGCACCAGCGCAGGGCACTGGTGGCGGTGGTGGCGGTGGCGCTAATGGCCTTACCTATTATCTCAACCAAGCCACAGCAGCAGACGCGCCAACAACGGGCATCACCGGCACGCCGCACCAGCTCGGGCGCAGTGGCGAGTCCGCGCAGACTACGCTAACAAGCGGCAGCCTCACGCAAAATGTTTGGACGTTGCTTGCTGGATTTGTCAGCGAATCAACGCCGATTGATCCCGACGTAACGCTGATCCCAGCAGGACTGTGGGATTTTAACGTGTGGGCATTTGGAGATGCGAACACGAACGCAGGCACCAGCATCCGGTGCCGCGTCTATAAATACAATGGCACAACGCTGACAGAGATTGCTTCGCCATCGAGCGATCAGGTCATCAACGGCACCTCTGCGCAGTACTCGCTTTCGGTTTTAATTCCGCAAACCACGCTCCAATTAACCGACCGCATCTATGTCGCGATCGAGGCGCGCGCAACAGGCAGCAACCATAACGTCACGCTGCAGTTTGGCGACTCTACCCCGTCGCACGTTCATACGTCTTTGCCGCTGGTGGGCGGCACAGGCCTTTGGAAAAGTATTGCTGGAGTGTTACAATCACCGGCGTCGTTGCTTGTTAACGCAGACGTGGATGCTGCCGCGGGGATAGCATGGAGCAAAATTGCGGCCATGGCGGGTACTGATTACCAGGCTCCAATTGGCACAATCTCTGGCATCGTCAAGGGCAATGGTGCTAACGCACTCACGGCAGCAGTAGCGGCGGACGTTGCCACTCTGCTGGGCAGCCAGACAGCGGCGACTGTATATGCGGCACCTGCGGGTGCGGCAGGCACGGCCCAATTTAGAGCGTTGACGACAACCGATATCCCTGGGCTTGATGCGGAAAAGATCATTAGCGGCATTTTGCCAACAGCGCGCGGCGGGACTGGGACAACTGCCGGTATCACCGCCATTAATACCACGCAGATTGCATCTCTGACGACTGCGCAGACGGCCAATTTGATCCCGCAGTTGACGACCTCCGGGTTGTTGTCGCTAACGCAGATGCCAACCATACCCGTGGCCAATGGCGGAACAGGAGCAACTAATGCCTCAAATGCAAAAGTTAATCTTGAAGTGCCACTAAAAGGGTATTGCAAATACGCAACCACTACAGCTCTTCCGACTAATACAGCTCCAACAGCGCTAACTTTGACGGCAACTGCAAATGGAGCGCTTTCTGTTGACGGTGTTGCTGTTTCCGTTGGAGACCGCATTCTTGTAAAAGATGAAGCCGGTCAGCAAAACAACGGAATTTATGATGTAACAGTTGCAGGCAGCGGAAGCGCAGCATGGTCTTTAACTCGTTCGACTGATTTTAATCAAGGTTTTGAAGTTAATGTTGGAGACATTGTTCCAATTTTACTGGGATCAACTCTTGCAAATACTTTTTGGATTCAAAAAAGTGATGTTTCAACAATTGGAACAGATGTAATTACGTTTGTTAGTTCCGCGCTTGGGGGAATTCTTCCAGTAACCAAAGGCGGTACAGGAGCAACAGACGCAGCAACAGCACGCGCAAATCTAGGCATCACTGGGGGCACGCCTACAGACGTGCAGGTGTTTTATGCTCCTGGTGGAACTTGGACAAAGCTTGCTGGGGCTAAAAGCGTTCAAATCACGCTTGTTGCTGGCGGGGGTGGTGGAGGCTCAGGCCGAGCGTCTGCACCTGGCACAGCAGCGGGCGGTGGTGGTGGCGGTGCTGGCGGGGGCAGGAGTTTTATCACCATTGAGGCGGCTTTGCTTGGAGCCACTGAACCCGTAACTGTTGGCAGCGGCGGCGCGGGTGGAGCTGCACAAACTGTTGGAAATAATGGAGCAGCTGGAGGAATCGGAGGAGCAAGCTCATTTGGCCTTTGGTTGTCTGCTAGTCCAACTATTGCTGCTGGAGGAGGCACATCAGGTGGTGGAGGTGCTGCTGGCTCTGCTGGTACTCGAGCTTTAAATTTTGGCTCAAGCGGAGGAGCGGGGTCTGGAACATTTGTTGTTGGCAGTGGAGGCGTAAACAGTGTTGCAGCAAGTGGTGGAGGTGCTGGGGGCGGTGTTACTACCGGAGGCGCAACTTCATCGGGGGGCACTGGGGGATTTAGCTATCAGTACAACGGCATTGCCGTTACCGCCGCACAACCTGGAGCCAATGGCCCCTCAGTTCCGACGGGATCACCATATGGTAGCGGAGGAGGAGGAGGGGGAACTTCAAGCGTGACAGCAAACGCAATGGCTGGAGGTAATGGCGGCAATTATGGTGGCGGCGGCGGTGGAGGCGGGGCGTCGCAAGGATTCAGCTCTGGCGCAGGCGGCAATGGAGCAAACGGCATTGTTATTGTCACAACTTACTTCTAATCAATCGCCTGGGATGGTGTTGCTCCGTGGACTCCTCCAGAAAATTGTTACGTGCAACCTGTTACAAATTCACACGCTGGCATTGGTTGGACTTTTATAAACGGCGAATGGATCGCCCCAATACCTCAACCGGAAAACTTATGAAATACCTATTTGATCGACTTTCTGAACCTTCCACCTGGCGAGGCATCATCTCCATGCTAACCGCATTGGGCGTTAAACTTCGCCCGGATCTAGCTGAGGCCATCATCAGCGGCGGGCTGTCTGCCATGGGGCTTATCAACGTCATCCGCAAAGAAAAAGATGCTACTGGCACTCCTCCAAGCGCTTAAGTATTGGCTCGAGATCCAAGCAACTCGGGCAAAGTGGCAGTTGGAACGCGATATTGAAACTTATGTGGCGACCATTGAAAAAGACATTCTGGCGTCTCGCGCTTGTGGCGATGATGCCCGCGCTGATCGCCTCGTGCAGCACCTCGCGAGGAGTAGCGCCATCACGTTGCCTGCCGCAGCCGGAGGGGATCCTGCGCCTAGCAGCGGGACAAACGTACCAAGCCGCTGACGGCGAAACGTGGTACTCTGCGCAAAGGTACCAAGCGCTCGAGCTGCAATTGATTGACGCACTGGGGGCGCTTAAGCAGTCGCAAAACCGATAAATTTTACAACCATGATGCGCGAGTTTCTTCAACACTTGGACGGCAAAGCCGATGACATTGTCAAAGTCAATGCTGTTGGCGCTGTGGCTTTTGTCATTAGTTGGAGTGATTTTGACCATTATTTGCGAACCGCAGGACTGATCCTCGCGCTCGCGTATACCTCGTGCAAAATCTACCAAGCTGTCCAAGAAATCCGCAAATGAACCTGTCCGCTCTTGGCATCAAAAGCATCATTAGTTGGGAGTGCGGTGGCGAGGCCGAGTACAACAACGCACCGGAGTGGCCCGGAGAGTCTAGCGGCGTTACGATCGGTATCGGCTATGACCTAGGCATGACGCCCGCCAATGAGATTGTCCAGGCGTGGGGGCCTTATGTCTCGAGCGACGATCTCAAGGTATTAGTTGGGCTATCCGGCAAGACAGGACATCGAGCGCAGGAGCTCCTGCCGCACGTCCGGCACCTGCGATTCTCGTGGGAGACGGCGTCTATGGTGTTTCGCGAGTCGACATTGCCGACACATTTCGTGCGGACGCTGCGGATCTATCCACAAACCGTTAACCTGCACGGCCACTGCGCTGCGGCACTTGTCAGCCTGGTGTTTAACCGTGGCCCAGCGCTAACCGGCGACCGGCGTACCGAGATGGCAGACATTCAAGAGCTGCTTAAAGCCAACAATCTCAGCGCCATCCCCGAACGCCTTGAAGCCATGCAACGCCTCTGGCCAAACACTGGAGGACTGCGGCGGCGGCGGCGTGAGGAGGCGGATCTCTTTAGACTCGGACTTGCTTATGACACGCAAACCACAAGAGACGCAGTTTGAAAATCGGATGAAGCGGGCATCAGCATTTTGCGAAGTGCTTGTGGTGTCACTGCTTATACAAGCAATTCTCAATCTAATTTTTGAAAAACTAGGCGTCCAGTTGCGACTGGCAGTTTACGAGACCGCATTAATTTGGATGTTTTGCAAATAACCCATGGCAAACGTCACTCGACGCTGGAAACGATTAATGGCTGTTGGGTGCACACATGGGCATCTCGCGGATCAGGCGTTGCTCAAGCAGGTTTTAGCGTTTGAGGAACGGTGGAATCCGCACACCAGGATCCATTTAGGAGACGCCATTGACCTTGCCTGTTTACGCACCGGCGCAATAGGCACACCGGATGACGCGGCAGACCCGGAAGGGGATTTGGCAGATGGCCTAGCGTTTATCTCGAGGTTTCGCCCGCAGGTTTATTTGCTGGGCAACCACGAAGCCAGATTGACGTCGCTCATGGAAAGCCCCAGGGCGATTGTATCGGCTTTGGCTTGTCGTATTTACCAACAGATTTTGGATCGTGCAAAAGAGATCAAGTGTGAGGTGGTGGACTACAATTTTCAACACGGCTGGAGACAGTTTGGAGACTGTTTGTTTGGGCATGGCTACATGATAAATGAGGCCGCCGTACGCGATCACGCGGAAGCCGTTTGCGGCGGGACTGCTAGCAAGGTGGTGATTGCACACCTGCATAGGGTTACACAGGCAGAGGGACGCAACAGAGCGCACCCAACAGGCTATTGCGTAGGGTGGCTGGGAGATCCGGCGCAGGCTGTATACGCTGCGAACCGGCGCGCCACAACTAGTTGGTCAAGAGGATTTGCTTTTGGAGAGTATTGTGATAATGAGACAGTGATATGGCTCGCAAAAGAGACAAAGCACCAGACATTCAAACTCCCATTGTAGGTTGGCTAGAGCAACTTGCGGACGAAATCAACGTGCCATTTGCTCCCGCAGGATGGTACACGCTGGCAGAAATTGCCAATAAACTGAATCGCAACAGACAATTTGTGGAGCGGCTTCTGGAGTCGAAAAAAGCTGAAAAGCAGTACTTTATGACGCGCAGATCTGATGGCAACAGGATGCGTATGATCCATTACAAGCTCTGAAAATGGATTTTAAGCAGTATTTGGCAGAGATTGGACGTCGCGGTGGCGCGTCAAAATCGCAAAAAAAGGCAGACGCAGCGCGCGCTAATGCAAAAAAGCCGCGTCCTAACGCACGCAAACGCAAGTAGTTGCAGCGTGGTGCAAAAATATTTGCAAAAAGGTATTGCCTAGCGAACCCGCTTGGCTAATAGTAGGCGCCGTCAAAGGGAACTAACCCACGACAGAAACCACAAACAACACGACACAATGACAACCTTCACTTGTTCTTACTGCTGCCGCTACTCACCCTCATCTTGCAATGGAAAATTCACAGTGAGTGCTACATCACTCGATGAAGCAAAAAAACTGGCTCGCCAACATTTAATGGATAATGGAGGCATTGAAGGAATTAGTTATTTAGTTTCAAAAATTTAAGGCCGAAACGCCCTGCGGGGCGTCTGTCCGTAACTCGGACACTGACGAGGCCGTCAGAATTTAAACAAACAACACGACACAATGACAACCTACGAAATCCACGCACGACTCCCACTTACAAACGCCGCGCGCAATGCTGGTGCAACAGGGCGCACACATTGGTGGGTACTGGCTGAGGTGCTACAAGCCAAATCTGCCAAGGCAGCATGCGCGGCTCACCGCAAGACTGGCCGTTTTGCGTACGTCGACAAACTCAAAGCCATTGCCCGCTAACATGTCTACATCACACTACGCATCAAGGCCCGCGCAAAACGACGTGGGATCCGACACCATCCGCATCAACCACCGTGTGGCGACAAACACACGCCGCCGCACGAGGGCAACGCAGCTTGCCTGGCTGGCTGTTGGAGTTGCGCTTTTAATCACAGATGGCACAGCAATTTTTCATTTTGCCGACTCGCCAGTCGAATCAGTGATTTTAGCACTGCTTACCATGCCCACTGGCATCTTGGTAATCTTAGTAGCTTTGGAGGTTCGGAAATAATGGGATCTCGAGTTCAAGGAGCCAGCGGATGCGCCACTAATCGAATTTATCACGGTACTCGCATCAAAAACCGTTATCGCACGAAAGCCGAAAAATTGGCAGAAGCAAACGCCCGCGCACAAAAGCAAAGGGGATTAATTGCACGCTGCAGAGGGGATGTCCAGAAATGATGCCCACTCCAATACAGGCGCAGACGCTCTGGCTCCATACCGAGGGCTACAGCGCCGCACAGATTGCGGCATCCACGGGCAGGACACCGGCATCAGTTACGCAGGCTCTGACAGAGGCGCGCAGGGCGGCGACAGCGGTGGGACTGCGGATGGTGGTAATACGGCCAAAAGTAACGGAGGAAACGGCGTCTGGGCTGTCCGTTGCACGTTGCCTGGCCAAGGAAGCGGGGCTGCTGCCATGAGACTTCCTGCACAAAAACGACTGGAGCTTCAAGCTGCTTACCCGTCCCAGGCCGAGGGCGGTTTTGCTGGCGACCTCCACAAAAGTTTGCGGCAGGCGCTGATACGATGGGAGCAAAAGCGCGGCATCGGCGGTCATTTCAAGTATGGCACCACTGGAAGCGCTGGAGCATTTCGCAAGGAAAAAACCGGCGCGACTCGAGATGAGATCTCGTGGAACAAAGCGCCAGAAGTAAAACGTGAGCCAAAAAAGCGCGAGATCCTTACCGAGGAGCAGAGACTCGCAAAGGTGGCGTACAATCGCCAGAGGCGGCAGTCAGAGACGGCAGAGGAGCGCGAGGCACGGCTGGAGGCCCGTCGCGCCTGGTATCTTGCCAAGCAGGGCGGCATGTTGCAAAAACGTTTTACAAGGTCGCCAGAGGAGCGCAAGGCCGCAGTAAAAGCGGCAAAACAACGCTACATTGAGCGGCAAAAGGCCGGGCTAGTGGCAAAAACAATCAGGAAACCAAGCACATCAACGGCAGTACAGTTAGCGCGAAAAGCAGAGAGAGGCAGAATATATTATGCCAGAAAAAAACAAACTCAGATGGGTAAGTGATTTGAATCGTTTTAAGTTTCAAAAAGACAATCCAGATTATATTCCTCAGCCTAAAACCGAGTTAGAAAAACAAGAACGTCAAGAAAAAGCATTAAGAGGAAGTCGCATTCATGCATATTTTCAAATCCTCTGGCGTAAACATTACGAAATGAATACTGAAACAAGCAACAACATCAGACCATCAGCGCTTCCTAAGCTGGCCCTATGCGGTCAGTTTGAGAGTGCACCAGGTACATCCGACGCAGCGGCGCGAGGCAGCCGCATTGACGCACTATTCCGGGGCATGTGGGAGACTGGCGAGATCCCCAAAGGTGCAGATGAGGAGGAGGTTGGCGTTGCCTATTGGGCCGTCAATCAACTAGCTAGGCTGGGCACCAATGGCACGATTACCTGCGAAAAGACCTGCAAAGTCTTTGTGCCGATCCTTCAAAAAATTGGAACCATGGACGCGGTGAACCTTGGTGGTCAATGGCTGGCAGACCTCAAGACTGGCCAGATGCACGACTACAAAGCGCAGATGGCAGCCTATGCGCTAGGGTGCATGGAGCTCACAAAAACAATCGAGTGGAGCACGTACTTAATCTTTGCCGATCAAAAAGAGATTGTTAGGCACTTTTTCTTCAAGGCAGACGCGGCAAAGATTGTTGGGGACATTATCAACAACGTGGGCACGGATCCAAGGCCGAATGATTATTGCCAGTGGTGTGCAAAATCGCTCACCTGTGCGCCGCGGCTCGAGTCTCAGCGCCTGGCACTGGCAACCACAGAGGCGCCATCATTTTCGACGGTGCTGGCAGATCCAGACTTGCTGGGAGAGTTTTTGAACCGTGCGAAAGTATTTGACGACTTTCGCGAAGCCGCAAAAGACCGCGCTCGGGAGCTCCTCGAGGCAGGCGTGAGAGTACCAGGATGGAGGCTGCAAAAGCCAAGGGTAACGGAGTTACTGGACGCGGCAGCGCAGTTAAGCAGCGGGATCCCGTTTGAAAAACTCATCATAGCGCACGGTCCCATCTCTGCCAAAAAGGCACGCGAACTAGGCACCATTGACGAGTCATTGGTGGTGCGCAAAGAGTCACGTCCTATTCTTGCACAGCTATGAGCGAGCCCTTTGCGATTGATCCCGGTGCCGGTGGAGGCATCGCCTATAAGTGGGACGGCTGGACAAAAGCCGACGTGATGCCGGAGACTGTAATGGACTTGGCAGACAAGCTGCGGGAGCTCAAATGCGCTGGATTTAACACCTGCTATCTTGAGGAGATTCCGAAATACGCTGGGAAAAATGCATCTGCAATGATGAAGCTTTCCACGCGGTATGGGGAGTGCCGGGGCATCTTGGCAGCACTAGGGATCCGAGTCTACGAACTTAGGCCACAGGACTGGCAAAAGGCTCTTGGGCTCGGAAACCGCAGCGGCTATGGCACACGGTGGAAAGCGCACCTGAAAGAGCGCTCACAAGCATTATTTCCGCATCTCAAGGTAACACTTAAGATCGCAGATGCACTGTTGATCTTGGAAGCCGGTAACAAACTGCACAAATGAACCTGCACCAGCATTTTGCAGAGGCGCGCAAGGTGGCAACCAGACGTTTCTGGAGTGAGTTTGCCAAGATGAATTACGACAGGGATCAATTGTTTGAAGCCCCTGAAAATATCAAAGAAATGTGTTTTGATGCTGCAGAAAATGCGGCATGGGCACATTTACACAAGGCTGGCGCGATGAAATTGCCAGAGTGGACTTTCCGAGTGGAAGCAAGGGATGGCAACCCTTTTTAAAAATGCCAAAACACAACAACTAAAAACGCAAAAACCATGGCAGTATTAACGCAAAACACATCAGCCTCAAACTCTCGGATTTTGTCCGAGGCAACAGTTCCAAAAGGTAGCTACGCAGCTATCTGCTTAGACGTGGAGGACAACTTTGGAGTGGAGCGCTTCAAGTATGGATCCGAAACCGAAAAAGAGAAGATTGATACAACCACGTTTTATTTTGGCATCAAAAAAGGGCCAGAGTGTTACGTCATACGCTCCAAACCGTTTAAACTGAGCCTGCACGAAAAAAGCGCATTGTTCCAATTTTTGAAGCAGTGGGCTAACGAAACGCCAAAACCTGGCTTTGACACCGTGTCTATGCAAGGGCAACCGGCGCAGATCACGGTTGAGCACAGCATGAGCGCCAAGGGCCGCATCTACGCTAATATCTCGAGCATTTCGCCAATCATGGAGGGGCTCGAGAAGCTGGTCCCAAAGGCGGCGGAGTTTGCCAAACTCCTGAAGCCACAGGAGGTTAAAGCACACAAGGAAGAGGATGAAGACGCTGACGAGATTCCGTTTTAGTGGTTAACGCGACCCGCAAGGGAGCGCACCGAAACCACTGGTGATTGGCAGGCATCAATGAGCGGCTGATCCCCGCACTGCCACGAGGGGCGCGACTCGTCAACGCGCACAATTTTAAATGACATGAGCAATAAGTTAACAAAGACACAGGAAGTTTTAGCGTGGGGTTTTGCTGAAAAAATCAACACCGCAATTTTAGCAAATGAGGCAATTGGCGGAATGCCTTGGTGGTATTACCAAGAGAAACTTTTTTCAGATAAACGTGATTGGTTTGATGTAAATTCAAAATTTGTGCGATGGCTTGAAGAAAAAGGTTATGTAATGCCAAGGTATCAGCATCCAATCACTCGTTTTTTTGATCCTACAAAATTCACAAAGAGCGGAACTCAAAGGCTGAAAAGCATTGTCCAGTGGTGTGATTCAAACTCGAAAGCCGTCGAATCACAGAGAAAGCGCTTAGGCGCAACAATCGCCGCAGGACACAAGCGCAGAACTAACGAGCGTCGTAAAGGTGATTTAAATTTCAAGATGCGTGGCATTTTGAGGAGCCGCATTTATGGAGCATTAAAAGGACACCTTAAATCTTCAAAAACAGAAACTTTGCTTGGGTGCACGATTAGCGAATTTCGCCAATACATTGAAAGCAAGTTTATACCGGGTATGAGGTGGGACAACCATGGGGAATGGCATGTGGACCACATTCGGCCATGTTGTTCATTTGATCTCTCTGATCCAAAACAACAGCGTGAATGTTTTCACTTTTTAAATCTCCAGCCGCTTTGGGCCATGGAGAATTTTAAGAAAAACGGTAAGTGGCAGCCAAAATGACAAAATGAACAAACACGACACGACAGACCTTTGCGCTAAAATTGAGCGCATGAGAACGGTGGGCATCACTACAAAAACGGCAGAGAACACCGAGATTGCCATCGTCTTGGCAGCGCTTGCGCTATTTGGCGGCACACTGGAGGCCGTTAATGAATGAGGCCCAAATCACCGAGGCGATTGCTCGGGTGATGTTCCCGGCGGCAGAGTGGCAGTCGCCAAGTCTGGCTTGGGTGCAATGTCCAGGCATTGACCTGCACAGCACAAGCAATGGGAAAAAGGACTGCAGGTTGACAATCAATGACGAGTTGCCGCCAACTCTGTTTTGCTGCCATGAATCTTGCAAATCACAGATTGCAAGCTGGAACCACAGGTTGCGCTCAGAAATTGGCAAAATGAAGAAAACAGCGGGCAACGTGTTGAGAGCGGGCAAAATCACTGTTAATCCGGCTATTTCTGCGGAAAAACTGCAGAAAACAGCGCCAAAGGCCTTAAAAGCGCTGGAACCGCTGCCACTGCCAGCGATGATCCCTGACGGCCAACGGATCCACATCGAGACCTGTTTTGCGCCAGATGAGTTGGTTGCAGTGGTCTACGGCAAAGGACCGGACGGCAAGCCAAAGGACAAAGGCGTGACTCGGGAGCCCATGCCGCTATGCGACACGCACGAGCTTGGCACCTACATCCGCGTAAACCCTATGCGCAGCGGCGGCAGTGCAGACGCCGACGTGACAGCATGGCGGCACTGTCTCCTCGAGGGTGACAAAGCGCCGATGGAACTGCAGTGGGCTGCCATTGTGGCAAGCAACCTGCCAGTCAGCGTGGCAGTCTCTAGCGGAGGCCGATCAATCCATGCCTGGGTGAGAGTGGACGCAGCAACCCCGGAGGAGTTCCGGCAACGCGCAAAGCAGGCGGCGGATGCAATGGAAGAGTTCGAGGGCATTGTGCTGGACCGCTCGTGCCTTAACAGCTCGAGGCTAGCACGCCTGGCAGGCCGACAGCGTGGCGACAAGTGGCAGGATCTCTTGGCTGTGCGCATCGGTGCCACGTGCTGGGATGATTGGGTTGCTAGTCGCAAAGAGCCAGAGGTGCCCGAGGTTGATGCCGTGGCGGAGGTGCCAGCGGTGGAGCCGACTCCTGCGGTGGAGTTTTATTACCGAAAAGCCAAAAAGGATTTTATCATGGTGCGAGGCCGCACGATCACACCTTTGTCAGAGTCAGGGCTCAAGATGGCGCTCAGGCAGGAGGGCATTGTGGCAGATAAAGACCAGACCGAGTTTGAGGTTTATCGAGTCATGACCGGCAGCGCCATTGACTATGACGGCTCAATGCCTGGCTATCCGTTGGGGCTCCATGAAGAAGGTGGGCGGCGCTATTACTGCGACTCTGGCCCGACTTGGTTTGATGGTGCGTTGGTATCACATGATACCGGCACCGGCTGGGAAACGATCCACAAATTGACGACACGGCTTTTTGCGCCACCCATTGCCGGTGAGGATCCCGGGGAGTCGCGGGCGTGGTGGCATTGGATCTGGGCGCTTAAGATGAGCAGAGAGGCACTGAGACTGGCAACCCAACCGCTCGAGGATGGACGGCGCAGGCAGGTGCGGCCAGGGCAGGCAATGG